CGTGCCTGAAGAAGAAGTTGAACGTGTAGTTGTACATGAAGTTCAACATCAAACAGACATGAAAATAGGTAGAACAACTTATGATGACAACGCTGTATACCATCAAGGTCAAGTTTGGCCAAGAGGTGATGGTTATATAATGGATCCAAGCACAGGTGTAAAATACCAAGAAGGTGATAAAGAATTACCTTGGGAAAACGATAAAGTATAAATTATGGCATTTAAAATGAAGGCTGGCGCAGAAGGCCCTATGAAAAAAAACTTTCCCTCAGTATTTAAAAATGGCGATGGAAAAGGAAAAGGAAAAATTACGGTAAAGCATAATCCTAACGCTAAGTACGGTCAAACGCCTCCTAGCAGTAATCAAGTTAAGAGGACTGTATACAAGCCAGGTGGTGGCCAGCATGGAACATGGACAAAAATCGGTAAAAAAATAGCTAATTTTGGAAGTAAAGCTTTAATGGGTGGTATTATAAATCCTCTTAGTAGTGAAGACCCTAGGATAGTAAAGCAAATACAAAAGGCTAATACTAAAAAGATTAACAGTAAAAAAACATATTAAGACATGGCATTTAAAATGAAAGGCTTTTCAGGATTTAAAAGCAAAGAGAATAAAGGTGGTTATCACAAAGGTCAAGTTAGCGACGCTAAAACTGAAGAAATGAACGATAACATTGCTATGGGTAAGGGTCCAGCTAAACCTAAAAGCGTTGTTAGTAGTAGAAAAGGCTTTGTTAAGGGCACTTCTATTCACCCCGACTCAGATGCTCACGTAGGCGCCGTGCCAACATTTAGCGATCAAATTGGTGATGCTATAAACAATAGAAAAAACAGAAGATGATAAATAACTTAGTAGGAGGTTTATTTGGTAAGATCGTTGACAACGCTGAAGGTATACTTGATAAAGTTGTAACTACAGACAAAGAGCGAGACGAAGCTAAGCTTGCGTTAAAGAAACTTTTACTAGACGCAGAACGTGAAGCTTTTGCAAAAGAAGTTGAAGATCGCAAGTCTGCACGTGATCTATATAAAGACGATGCTATTATTCAAAAAGTTTTAGCAACACTATTTACTATAGCTTATTTTGGTATTACATTTGTAATGTTTAACTACTTTGTTACAAAAGCTATAGATTTAGGTGAATTTGAAATCAGCTTTATATCAACTATATTTGGTGCTATGAGCGCTAAAGTAAACACAATAATAGATTTCTTCTTCGGAGGAAGCTCAAATAAAAACGAAAAAATAAAAGAAAAATAAAATGGGACAAAATTCAACATCCGTAGCGTATGCCTTTGGGCAAATGGGTAGTGCTTACTCTGACGTAGCTAAGCCTATAATTCCTCCTTCAGGATTAGTTATAACTGCTATAACTTTTTTAGACGACAACACACCGACTGTGTTAACTTCTGAAAAACTAGATAGACACGGACCTAACTATGTAAACATACAAGACACTAGTGGAGATATTCAAGCTGCAGATAACTTTGCAAACTTTAACGGTGTTCATGCTAGCGATATTCCTGACGCTAACGTTACTGCTGGTAACGACATAACTTTAACTACTGGTAGTGATAAAGTAGCTGTTGGTCAATATGTTTTATTAGTTGCTCAAGGTGATACTGATACTACTGGTTTAACTATTGATGCTGAAACTCCAATACCGATAGCTAAAGGACCAAATAAAAGAGGTGTTAAAGTAACTGGGGTGACTAACTCAACAACAATACAAATAGATGCTGATATAACTCCAAGCACTCAAGGCTTAGTATTCTTAGACAGTGTTCACGGCGCTGGTGGTTTAACAGCTTCAGGTCAAGTATTTCCAAAAGGAGTTACTATATATGGTAGATGGACAAACTTCACTCCTTCTGCTGCTGGTGTAATCTGCTATTTTGGCGTATAATGCCTATACTTACGTATATAGACGACATACCATTGTTCACTAATAAAAGTGAAGCAATAGCGTGGGGAGCAACTAGTTCTCCTCGCATGGTTGGTTATCATACGCATGAGTACGAAGGCCAAACTGGCTACATGGCTGGCAAATTCCATAAAGCTAATCTAAGTTTAAATCAAAGATCTGATTATCAAAACTACATACGCGAAGCTAATCAAGCTAATATTATACTATCAAACAAAATTAATAGCTTAGAGCAGGAAAAGCAAGAGCTTATAGAAGTGTTAAAAATAAAAAAGTTTAACAAGGCTAGAAGTCTTGACAACGTAGCTAGAGGTAAAATAAACAATATAGATCGTTCTTTAGTAGAGTTAAACTCTCAAAGAGAAAAAGTTCAGCTTGATAAAAAAACTGCTCAAAAATCTGATCCTAGTAGATTTGAGCTATTGTTAAATAGCAACAAAATAGAAACAAATTATTTACAAAAAGCTACAGCTGCTGTTAAAGTTGTAGAAGATACCTCTAAGGATTCAAGTAATTTGGTTTTAAACAAAACGCAATTACAACAAGAAATTAAAAAACAAACTGAAGAAGTTATACGAGAAGAAGAAACGGTAAAAAGAATTTATCGTAGTAATTATTAATTAAATTAAATAAAATGGCAAAAAGAAAAACACCAAAAGTAAAAGAAGAAATTATAGATTTAACTAAACCAACTAGCATAGAGGATGCAGAGTTAGAGTCTTTACAACAAGTTATTAAGTCTTTAGACATGGCTCACAGAGAGCTAGGCGTGTTAGAGCACAAAAAGCATTTAATAAGCCACGACATAATGACTATAAATAAGTTTATTGACGAAACAAAAAAAGGTTTTGAAGAAAAATATGGCTCATGCGATATTGATATAAAAACTGGAGCAATTAAATATAATGAAAATGGAAACAACGAAGCTGATAAGAAAGATAACGATAGGTAAAGATTATAAAATAGATTCAATGCATTACTCCGTGGGCCAAGAGGTCTACGGAGGGCATAAAATCTGCGATATAATAGAAGAGCAAGAAAAATACTCTATATATATTAGAAAAAACAAAAGCGTAATGCCATGGAAAGACTTTAATAAGAATATGGCTGTTTCTGTTGAGTATAATCTTGAGTACTAGTGAAATCTATAAATAGCTATATAGTAGAGCCTATTGGCAGTAGATATAAAAACTCTGTTAATGTTGACGATAAAGAGCTAATAATAAACACTAGCATAGAAGATGCTAAGTATGTTAATAGATTAGCAAGAGTAATATCTTTACCTATGTCTTTTGAAACAGAAATTAAAAAAGGCGACATAGTATTAGTTCATCATAACGTTTTTAGAAGATGGTACGATGTAAAAGGTAGAGAAAAAAATAGTAAAAGCTATTTTGAAGACAATAAGTACTTTGTTCAAAAAGACCAAGTTTACGCTTATAAAAGAGATGAGTGGAAGCCTTTACAAGATTATTGCTTTGTACAGCCTTTTGTAGAAGAGTTATCAATGAATAGAAAAGTCGAGCATCCTAACAAAGGTGTTGTTGTTTACGGCAACAAAAAGTTTAAACAAGGTGACGTAGTTAGCTACACGCCTTTTTCTCAATACGAGTTTTTACTAGAAGGTAAAAGACTTTTTAGAGTGCATAATCAATTTATTACAATTAAATATGAGTATCAAGGAAACGAAGAGATTTATAATCCAAGCTGGGCACAAAGCAGTTAAAGAGTTAATAAAAGTTGCTGAAGAGCAAATAATAACTAACACTGAAGATGATGTTTCCGCTGATAGACTAAAAAATGCAGCCGCAACTAAAAAGTTAGCTATATTTGATGCTTTTGAAATACTTAATCGTATTCAAGAAGAAGAAAATATTATAGAAGGCAAAGAGCCTGAAGAAAAAAAAGAAAGAGTGTTTAAAGGCTTTGCTGAGGGAAGATCTAAGTAATGTACGAACAAACTCTATATAAAATTGTTGAACCAGTTAAGAGGACTACTATAAGTCGACTTAACAAAAAACGTTTATGGAAGTATGGATATAATAAAGAGCATGATATTGTGGTTATCTCAAAAACTGGACGAATTGGACAAATATTGGAGATACAAAATTTGCGAATTGGGCTGCCGGCTGAACCACAAAAACTGCACGTGTTCAACAAAAACAAGTGGCAAAGAATAGAATATCCTAAAGAGTTAGGTAAATTAAAAAGTATATTTGACTGGAGAAATTATCCAGAAGAAGCCAAAGATCAATGGTACGATTATATAGACGAAGAGTTTAAACGTCGTGACGAAGGTTTTTGGTTTTATAATAATGATGAACCAACATATATAACTGGTAGTCATTATATGTACTTACAATGGAGTAAAATAGATGTTGGCGCTCCTAATTTTAGAGAAGCTAATAGATTGTTCTTTATATTCTGGGAAGCATGCAAAGCAGATAGTAGATGTTACGGCATGTGTTACTTAAAAAATAGACGTAGTGGTTTCTCGTTTATGAGCTCAGCTGAGACTGTTAACTTGGCTACTATATCGAGTGATGCTAGATATGGAATATTATCTAAAAGTGGTTCTGATGCTAAAAAAATGTTTACTGACAAGGTTGTACCAATATCTGTCAACTATCCGTTTTTCTTTAAACCGATACAAGACGGTATGGACAGACCTAAAAGTGAACTCGCTTATAGGGTTCCTGCAAGTAAGTTTACGCGTAGGAAAATTACTGCGAACGAAAAGCAAGAAGAGCTGGTTGGACTTGATACTACTATTGACTGGAAAAATACAGGTGACAACAGCTATGACGGTGAAAAGCTTAATCTGTTAGTGCACGACGAAAGTGGTAAGTGGGAAAGGCCTGACAATATTTTAAACAACTGGCGAGTAACTAAAACTTGTTTAAGACTAGGTGCTAGGATAGTTGGTAAATGCATGATGGGATCAACGAGCAATGCTCTTGATAAAGGTGGTGATAATTTTAAAAAGCTTTACAATGATTCAGATGTTACAAGCCGAAACCGTAATGGACAAACAAAGTCTGGTTTATATTCTTTGTTTATACCAATGGAATGGAACTATGAAGGATTTATTGACGAATTTGGAAAACCAGTATTTAATAACCCACATAATGATGTGTACGGACCACACGGTGAATTAATTGATATTGGCGTTATAAACCATTGGGACAACGAGGCTGATGGCTTAAAAGGTGATCAAGATGCTTTAAATGAATTTTATAGACAGTTTCCAAGAACAGAAGAACACGCTTTTAGAGACGAAACAAAAAATAGCTTGTTTAATCTAGTTAAGATTTACGAGCAAATAGATTATAATGAAGGTATAAGAAACTCTGCTGTAGTAACTCAAGGTAGTTTTCAGTGGGTAAACGGCGTTAAAGATACTAGAGTTGTTTTTAACCCTGATCCTAACGGAAGATTTAAAGTTAGTTGGGTTCCTAATACAAATCTTCAAAATAGAGTGATAGTAAGAAATGGAGTTAAATATCCTGGAAATGAACACATGGGCGCTTTTGGCTGCGATAGTTATGATATTAGCGGCACTGTTGATGGTAGAGGATCCAACGGATCTCTTCATGGACTAACTAAGTTTTCTATGGAAGACGCTCCTGCTAACACGTTCTTTTTAGAATATATAGCTAGACCACAAACCGCTGAAATATTTTTTGAAGATGTATTAATGGCACTAGTTTTTTATGGTATGCCATTGCTCGCAGAGAATAACAAGCCAAGACTTCTGTATTATTTAAAACGAAGAGGATATAGAGGCTTTAGCATGAATAGACCAGATAAAGTTTGGAATAAACTTTCAACCACTGAAAGAGAGGTTGGTGGTATGCCAAACTCTAGTGAAGATATTAAACAAGCGCACGCGGCTGCTATTGAAATGTATATTAATGATCACGTTGGTATTAAAGAAAATGGCGACTACGGAAATGTTTATTTTAACGAAACGCTAAATGATTGGGCAAAGTTTGACATAAATAAAAGAACAAAACACGATGCTTCAATAAGTAGTGGTCTAGCGATAATGGGTTGTAATAGACATTTGTATTCTCCAGTATCTAATAGACCAATACCAAAACTAAATATAAATATAGCTAGATTTAGTAATGACGGCTATACATCAAAGATAATTAAATAAGTATGAAGTCACCAAACAATTATTTTCCAAGTCAGGCGGTAAGCGACATAGAAAAAGTAAGTTATGACTATGGTTTAAAAATAGCAAAAGCTATAGAGGCTGAATGGTTTTATAACAATAATGATGGTCAAAACTATTATTCAAGAAGATATACTTCAAACGGAGATACGTTCAGAAGCCTAAGACTTTATGCTAGAGGCGAACAACCAATACAAAAATATAAAGATGAGTTATCAATAAACGGTGACTTAAGCTATTTAAACTTAGACTGGAAGCCAGTTCCTATAATACCTAAGTTCGTGGACATCGTAGTCAATGGCATGGCAGACAAAGAATATTCAGTTAAAGCTTACTCTCAAGATCCTTACGGAGCTAGCAAAAGAACAGAGTATATGGAGTCTATACTAAAAGACATGAAGCTAAAAGAGATAAAAGATTTTTCTCTAAAAGAGCTTGGTGTTAATATGTATGAAAACGATCCTCAAACATTACCTGACAGCGTAGAAGAATTAGGCTTGCATATGCAGCTTAGTTACAAGCAAGAAGCTGAAATTGCACAAGAGCAAGCTTTAAACGTTTTATTAAACGGTAATAAGTTTGATTTAATTAAAAGAAGATTTTTCTATGACTTAGCCGTAATAGGTATTGGAGCTGTTAAAACTTCATTTAATACTTCTGAAGGTATAGTTTTAGATTATGTTGATCCTGCTAATTTAGTTTATTCTACTACTGACTCGCCGTTTTTTGAAGATATATATTACGCTGGTGAAGTTAAAGATATACCAATAAACGAACTAGCTAAGCAGTTTCCGTTTTTGACAGAAGAAGACTTAAAAGATATATCTAGCAAAAACTACAAAGCACATAAAGGTAACAACTACTCAAGAAAAAATCAAGATCAAAACATAGTTCAAGTTTTATATTTTAACTATAAAACATACATGAATAATGTTTACAAAATAAAAGAAACAGCAACAGGTTCTAACAAAGCTATTGAAAAAGATGATAGCTTTAATCCACCTAAAAACGAAAACTTTGAAAGAGTATCAAGACAAATTGAAGTTTTATACGACGGGGCTTATATTTTAGGTGCGCAAAAGCTTTTAAGATGGGAGCTTTGCAAAAATATGATTAGACCTAAAAGTGATTATACTAAAGTTAAAATGAATTATAGTATAGTTGCTCCTCGCATGTATGAAGGAAGAATAGAAAGTATAGTAAGCCGTATAACTGGTTTTGCAGATATGATACAGCTTACACATTTAAAAATACAACAAGTGATGTCTAAAATAATACCTGATGGTATTTATTTAGATGCTGACGGGCTAGCTGAGATAGACTTAGGTAACGGTACAAACTATAATCCACAGGAAGCTTTAAATATGTTCTTCCAAACAGGTTCTGTTATTGGTAGGTCAATAACTCAAGACGGTGATAGAAACCCTGGTAAAGTGCCAATACAAGAAATACGAAACAGTAATGGCGGTAGTAAAATGCAAGCTCTAATAGGTAACTACAACTATTATTTGCAAATGATTAGAGATACAACCGGGTTAAATGAAGCTAGAGACGGTAGCACTCCTGATAAAAACTCTCTTGTTGGATTACAAAAGTTAGCAGCTCAAAACTCAAACACAGCTACAAGGCATATATTGCAAGCTGGTATGTTTTTAGTGTCAGACACTTTAGAGTCTATGTCACTTAGAATATCTGATGTGCTAGAATTTTCACCCACTAAAGAAGCCTTTATTCAAGCTATAGGTTCTCATAGTATTGCTAGTTTAGAAGAGTTAAGTCAAATGCACTTGTATGACTTTGGTATATTTTTAGAAGTAGCTCCAGACGAAGAAGAAAAGCAAAGACTTGAAAACAATATACAAATGTCTATACAGCAACAAAGCATAGATCTTGAAGATGCTATAGACATAAGGCAGATTAAAAATCTTAAACTAGCTAACCAAGTGTTGAAGCTTAGAAGAAAAAAGAAAATGCAAGCCGCAGCCGCCGCTCAAAAAGCCAACATGCAGCAGCAAGCACAAGCCAACGCTCAGCAACAGCAAATAGCAGCGCAGCTAGAGCAACAAAAACACGCTAGCAAAGCTCAAGCTGATATACAGGTAGAGCAAGCGAAAGCTGAGTTTAAATCTAAAGCTATGCAACAAGAAGTTGAGCTTAAAAAACAGTTAATGGCTTTAGAGTTTCAGTATAACACGCAAGTTCAAAACATGCAAGCTGAAAATTTAAAAGGTAGAGAAAAAGAAAAAGAAGATCGCAAAGACGAAAGGACTAGAATACAGGCTTCACAGCAAAGCGAACTTATAGACCAAAGAAAATCAGGTGCAACACCTAAAAAGTTTGAGTCATCAGGTAATGATATACTCGGAAGTGGATTTGGTTTAGAGGCCTTTAGTCCTAAATAATTAACTAATTTTATATTATATTATGGAAGAAAACAACGAAAACGTTGTTGAAGAAGTTGTTGAACAAACTAATGAGACTGTTGAACAACCTCAACAAGAAGAGCAAACTGTAGACAATAGTAAATTTGATTCTGCAGAAAACGATAGCGTTATTAAAATAGATTTAGATAATGCGTTAAACCAAGAAGATGAGCAACCAGAAGAAACTAACGATGCAGAAGCTGACGACACAAGAGTGGTTGGAAGCGATGAAAGTGCCGATGCCGTACAGGAACTTGAAGAAGTACAGCCGGAAGAAGAAGCACAAGAACAAACCGTTGTAGAAGAAACGGAAGAAGAGCATCAACAAGAACAAAGTCTTGATGTTAGTGTTAGTGAATCTGGTGATCTACAAGTAAAAGTACCTGGCAATTTAGAAAAGCTAGTAAACTTTATGGAAGAAACTGGTGGTAGTTTAGAGGATTTTGTTAAACTAAACCAAGATTATTCAGAAGTAGATAACGATACTATACTAAGAGAGTATTATAGAAAAACTAAACCACATTTAAGTGGAGAAGAAATACACTTTTTGATGGAAGATCAATTTAGCTTCGATGAAGAAGTTGATGAAGATAGAGATATTAAAAGAAAAAAATTAGCGTTAAAAGAGCAGGTTGCAAACGCTAGAGCCTATTTAGACGGGCAAAAGTCTAAGTATTATGAAGAAATTAAAAACGGCTCTAAGTTGACTGAAGATCAACAAAAAGCTATTAATTTTTTCAACGATTACAACTCTAAGTCTGAACAGGCTAAAGTTCTAAACGAAAAACAAAAATCTGCATTTAAACAAAAAACTGATCAAGTTTTTAACGACAAGTTCAAAGGTTTTGAATATAGTGTCGGTGATAAAAAATACAGATTTAAAGTTAGTGATGTTGATGCTGTTAAGCAAAATCAAGGTGACATTAATAATTTTCTTGGAAAGTTTCTAAGTGAAGATGGCACAATAGATAATGCTGCAGGTTATCACAAATCTCTATTTACAGCTATGAACGCTGATGCTATTGCTAAACATTTTTATGAGCAAGGCAAAGCTGATGCTGTAAGAGAAAGTGTTAATAAAGCAAAAAACATTAATATGGAGCCAAGATCCACTCATAAAGAGTTTGGTGATGGTGAGATTAAGTTTAGAGTACTAGGCGATGATAGTTCAGATTTTAAGTTTAAAATTAAAAAAAATAAATAACATTTAAAATTTAGGAATTATGTCACAATTATCATTCGGTCCTAATTTGAACAGTGTACCTGCACCACAGCGTCAGGCATTAGCTTCAAATTACTTGGACTTTACAAGCGGCGCTAACGACTGGGCGCAGCAATATTTACCAGACCTAATGGAAAAAGAAGCTGAAGTATTTGGTCCTCGTACCATTTCTGGTTTCTTATCTCAAATAGGTGCTGAAGAGTCTATGACATCTGATCAAGTTGTTTGGTCTGAGCAAGGTAGACTACACTTATCATACACTGGTCAAGTAACTAGTAATGCTGGTGGTGCTAACATCGGTACAGGTGCTACATCTCAGATTACTTTACAAAAAGACATTGATGGCAACGCTGTTGGTGCTGGTAGTGTTGATCACGGTGTTAGAGTTAACGATACTATTATCGTTGCTAACGCTAACGGTGTTTTCAAATGTTTAGTTACATTAGTAGCAAACAACGTTATTGATGTAGCTGCTTATTCAGCTGCTAACTTAGCTGCTACAGGAACTGCTGATGACACAACTATATTAGTTTATGGTTCTGAATTTAGCAAAGGTCAGTCTTACCACGTAGGTACTACTGGTGCTGCTACTGACTCAAGAGGAGCTAATGAGCCAGACTTTAAGACTTTCACTAACAAGCCAATAATCATGAAAGACTACTACGAAGTATCAGGATCTGATACATCTCGTATTGGTTGGGTAGAAGTTGCTTCTGAAGCAGGAGCTAACGGTTACTTGTGGTACTTGAAAGCTGAAGCTGATACAAGAGCTCGTTTCACTGACTACGTAGAAATGTCAATGTTAGAATCTGAGTTTAATGCTGCGGCTTCGCTTGCTGATGGATCAAATCTTTTACCTGGTTCAGTTGCTGGTGCAAGTCAAGTAGGTACTGAAGGTTTATTTGCTGCTTTAGAAGATAGAGGTAATATTACTGCTGGTATTGACGGTGTTAACCCTGCTACTGACTTAAACGAGTTTGACGCTATCTTAGCTGAATTTGATAAGCAAGGCGCTATTGAAGAAAACATGATTTTCTGCAACAGAGCGGTATCTCTTGCTATCGATGACATGTTAGCTTCTATGAACGGTTACTATGTTGGTGGTACATCTTACGGGGTATTTGATAACTCTGAAGATATGGCTCTTAACTTAGGCTTTTCTGGTTTCCGTAGAGGATCTTACGACTTTTATAAGTCTGACTTCCGTTACTTAAACGACAAAGCTACTAGAGGTAGTATTAACACTGCTGCTGGAGCTAGTGCTATCAGAGGTATATTTATCCCTGCTGGTACATCAACTGTTTATGATCAACAATTAGGAACAAACATTAAGCGTCCGTTCTTACACGTACGTTACCGTGCTTCTCAAACTGATGATCGTAGATTTAAGACTTGGGTTACTGGATCTGTTGGAGCTGCTACAGCTGCGTTAGATGCAATGCAAGTTCACTTCTTAACTGAAAGATGTTTAGTAGTACAAGGTGCTAACAACTTCGTGTTGATGAAGTAAATCAATTTAGTCGAGGGCTAACGCCCTCGGCTTTTTTTAATTTTTATTATATTATATTATGGCAAAGAAAAAAAATGCAGTAGAAACTGCACCAGAGGTTGAAGTAGCTCAACCAGAAATAAAAGCTACAAATAAAATGACTCAAGTTAAAATTAAGTCTGAGTCAAAAGAACCTAAGTGGGAAATAAAAGATAGAGTTTATTATTTAAAAGGTAATAAAAAACCTTTAACAAGATCAATAAAATCTTCTAACATTTACTGGTTTGATGAAGAGAAAGGTTACGAAAGAGAAGTAAAATATTGCGAAAACCAAAGAACTTGCTTTGTAGATGAAATGCAAGGCGACCAACGAATGGCTCACATTATTTTTAGAAGCGGATCTTTATATGTTCCTAAAGAAAAAACAGTTTTGCAGAAGTTATTATCTTTGTACCACCCACACAAAGAAAGTCTTTATTACGAACACAAACCTATTGAAAACGCTGAAAATGAGCTTGATATTTTAGAAATGGAAATAGAAGCTTTAGATTTAGCGAGATCTATAGACATTGATTTAGCTGAAGCTATAATGAGAGCAGAAGTTGGCTCTAGAGTTAACGAGTTAAGTTCTAAGGAGCTTAAAAGAGATTTATTGCTATTTGCTCGTAAAAATCCTAGATTGTTCTTAGATTTAGCTACTGACGAAAACGTTCAACTTAGAAACTTTGGTATTAGGGCTGTAGAGCTTGGTATAGTAAAGCTTTCGCAAGATCAACGTACATTTAGTTGGGGCTCTAACGATAGAAAGCTTATGACAGTTCCTTTCGACGAGCATCCTTATTCAGCTTTAGCTCAATGGTTTAAAACTGATGAAGGCATGGAGGTTTACTCCAACATAGAAAAGCGCTTAAACGCGTAATCATTTATAGAAGAGTAACCACTCTTCGGGGTGGTTACTTAACTATAAAAAATATAACATGCCGATAAATATTAACTCAGTATATCAGAAGGTATTAGATATTGCTAATAAAGAGCAAAGAGGATATATAACCCCTACAGAATTTAATAGTTTTGCTGATCAAGCTCAAATGGAAATATTTGACAGCTACTTTTATTCTTCAGAAGCTTATGGTAGAGCAAGGCCTAATGATACTGAACATTCAGATAGACACGATATTATTCAAGAGAAAATAGAGTATTTTGAAAAAGAAATATACGGTGCTGAAATAGCTTTTCAACCAGATAGCTTTAGAAGGTATCAAATGTATACTCCTACTGATTTTTACAAAATGCAAACTGTTTTAGTTGCTGAGTCTGAAACTAACGAACTTTCGCCTGAACTATTTCGGAGAGGTGAATACACTGGCATTGATGGTGATGTGGCAGGTCAAGGCTTGCCTAATCAATATGAAACAACAGTACCTGGCGGACCACAAAGATTAAATTCTTCACAAGAACCTGATAAAAACGCAGTTAGTAAAATGATTATTGGACCTAAGGCTTTTGCAGTTAACGAAGCAGAATATGTAAGTAAAAAAGAGCTCATAAATATAATGGGTAATAAACTTACAAGGCCAACGATGAGAAGACCTGTGTACACGTTTGAAGGTCGAAAAAGTGACTTTATTAGAGTATTTGGAAAAGATAATTATCCTAACAACTACAATACGCAGCAAAGATACTTTTTAGATCCAAGTGTTTTTACATCAGGTGATGGCAGTGAGTTTGACAATCCTCCAGGCCACGGTAGAAGCCCTAGATTTAGAGGTTTTGATCACAACGGTATTTTAGATCACGCTAACGTTGCTCCAGAGCTTTTAATAATTTCATATATTAGAAAGCCAGCAACACCAAGATGGGGTTATGTAGAGAATAATCTTGGCAATACAAGTTATCCTATTTACAACCAAGGTACTTCAATTGATTTTGAACTTCATGTTTCGGAAAGCTCTAATTTAGTCAATAAGATACTAGAACTTTCTGGTGTTAAACTAAAACAAGCAGATATATCTCAAGTAGGTAGAACTAAAGCTCAAGAAAAAGAACAAATAAGAAATAGATAATATGGCGCAAGACTTTATATCAGATCAGGATTATTATGGTAATGCTTCATTAGACTCTGGAAACTCAGCTAATGTTTTAGCAACTAAGTATCAGCATACAGACTTTCACTCTTTTTTAAACGGCTTTATGGTCGCTTACGTAGGAGAAGATAAAATAATAAGAAAAGCAAACAGAACAGAAGTTTCTTTTTTTGCACAAAGAGGCTTGCAAGAATTAAGTTATGATACTTTAAAATCTATAAAAGCGCAAGAGTTTGAGGTGCCTAATGACTTGTCTTTTATATTACCTAAAGACTACGTTAATTATTCTAAAATATCAGTTGTAGACTCTAATGGTTTATATAGACCTTTATATCCAGAAAGAAAAACAGGTAATGCGTTTAGAATGGTTCAAGATTCAAATGGTCTACCAAGCTTTGACACTGGTGATGATAATCTAGATGAAGGCGGTGGCGCTGATGGGGTTCAAGACCTAAGAAGAATGACGCAGGTATCAACTAATGTAATTACTTGTAGAATTAGATCTACAGCTACTACTAGTAGAAGTAATCCAGTTTATCATTTAAGTGGATTTACGCTAGGATCTATAACCGATGTTAGAAGAGGATTAATGCTACAAGCTAATAGAGACATGTCTGATCCTATGTTTGATAGCTTAAGAGACTCTAATGCAGGTATAGTAGCTGTAAATAAATCTTTACCTTTAATTCCTTTGGCAGGTGAGCCACTTATAACATTAAACAAGTTTATTGGTAATCCTATTGATGAAACAGTGACTTTTGTGACTTTTACTTCTACCGCTTCGTCTAACTACAAGACTGGACAAAATGTTAATAGTGACACGGTGTCTTATGATCCAGAAGCAGATAATGATTTAATGGACGTTTATGGAAGAAGATATGGCTTAGAGTCTGAAAGAGCTCAAGCTAACGGATCATACTATATAGATCATAGAACTGGTAGAATAAGATTTGGTTCTAGTTTAGTTGGTCAAGTAGTTGTTTTAGAATATATTAGCGACTCGCTTGGAGACGAGCACGAAATGATTATACATAAATTTGCAGAAGAGGCGCTATACAAATACGTACAATATAATTTAGCTTCTGTTAGATCTGGAATTTCAGGTAATATATTAGCTATGTTAAAAAAGGAAGCTAGAGCAGCTAAAAGAAACGCTAAGCTAAGATTATCAAACTTTAAAATAGAAGAGTTTGCGCAAGTATTAAGAAATCAAAATAAGTTTATTAAGCACTAAATATGGCTGAGTTAAAAAGAACTTTTGTTAAAGGTGGAATGAATCTTGACCTTGATGAGAGGTTAGTAGGCCAAGGTTTATACCGTGAGGCTTTAAATATAAGAGTTAGTAGTTCTTCTGAAGGTAATCAAGGAGCGCTAGAAACTATTAGAGCTAACGTTGAAATCATAGCATTAGATCGTTGGGGACATCAAGGAGATCTTCCTAATAATACTTTTGGACCTAGACTAACAGGCTTTGCAAGTGCTAAAATAGTAGGTACTTCTGTAGACAAAGCTAACGACCTAGCCTATCATTTTGTACAAGACTCAGTACACGTTAACAACATTTTTCCAGAAGATGGAGGACCAATAGTAGGCGGGCCAGATGTAGGTGGACCAGTAGTAGATCCTACCGATCCTGTGTTTGTTCCTGGAACACCTAGAAGTTTTACCTTTAGCTTTACTGATGGGAATTATGACACTAGCTGTTTAGCCGAAGACGGCCAAGGGGTTGGAGGAAATCAAAATGACATAGCCGCTGGTAATGTATTACCGGACGTTACTATTTTTGCTGGAAGAGCTGCTTATATTAGGTTTAATGACTATGTGTTTCCAACATTTTACTCCGGTGAGTCTATATTAAGCAATGTTATTACTATTTATTACGAGCCATCTCCAGAAAACGGTGGATTTGACAATCAATTTCTTCCAGATGCCCCTGCTAATCCTCAAAACGGTGATTTGTTGTCGGGCGTTGGTTATGGTCCAACATACTTTATGGCTCACGCTGAAAGCGGTGAACAAAAAGCACAAAATCTTAAAGAAATTATTGAAATTGCTAGTGGAGGGCTAATTCAGGTAGAAGTAGAAGGTAGTATCATAACTATTTATGATGCAATTCCTGATCTCAACGAATTAGTATTTAATGGTCAATTTGATGAAAATCCTGGACCTTTAAATAACTCTACCTTTTATTTTTCTGGCTTATTTCAACAGATAACAAATATTGATCAAGACGGGCTTGGCGTCAATGAGCTACTTGGAATGGAGGACGCTCCTAATGGTTATTGCTTTAACACTTTGTTCCGTAGTTTTGAAGATGGCGTGCCAGGATACTATGTAAACGAAGACGGCGAGGTTGTAGATCCTCCAGTTGTAGAGCCTCCAGTTGTAGATCCTCAAGTATTACCACCAGATGGAATAAGCGGAAGAAACGTTGTTATTAGATCTGACGCTATATATGAGTATGAGCCTACGCAAAGTATGACAAATAGCGGTGGCGTTACAGACATGGGTTTAATGGACTTAATATTTAACGATGTCTATGAAATAAGATCTGGCGTAAGTGAGTATGGCGTTGATAACGAAGGTAGATCGTATATACAACTTGATGTTGATGGTTTCAACATGCGTAACTTAGACGTTAGAGAAGACATGCGTGTTTATCAGTACGACAACATAATAGGTACTGAAGCTACTGTACAGCCTAACGCTGCTCCTATTAATGACGACATAGACGCTATATACGTAGATTATGTTGATAGAGCTAATTATAGAATTTATTTAAAAGATGATCAAAACGTTTTTATTAACGCTATAATACCTCCTTTCAATAATGTTGTTTTTAAGTCTAAAAGAATATTAGACTTTGACTACGGTAATAGATACATAACTGGTATAAATGTTTTTGATGGGTTAATATTTTTTACAGACTCTAAAAACGAGCCTAAAAAAATAAATATATTAAGATCTAGAGTCGGAACACTATCTGATGCGCAATCAATATATCCTGACTGGATTACTGATAGAAGATTTTTCCATACTAGACTTTTAAAAGAAAACTCAGACGACAACATAGGTTTTCAAGGCGTACCTGAGTGGGATTTTACAGGTCATCATCCTAATGGCGCTATAGCAGCTAATGCTATTAATACAGGCTTAGGTGGTGTGATTGAATCACACTGCACAGTTTTAAGACCAAACCCTGAAGAGCACTTGAAAGTTTTAACAGATATTTCAGGTGGCGCTATAAGCAGCGAAAATAGTATAGTAGGTAAAACAAGAGGTGTTATGACACATCCTTTTCCTATACATCCTAATCACCCAGAAGGTAAAGTTCTACAATTTCCTATTGCGTTTTTGAATGAAGCTGGATTTATGGCTCCAACAGAAGGGCCGGGTCAACTGCAAAATACTGGTTACGTTGGTGGAGTGTACAATGTTGAAGTAGATAGTTTTTACAACTTTGAACATATACTTGGTGGTAACTGGGATGCTATGGCTAATGATCAAATAGCTGATTTTAGAGCAAGTTTAACTCTTGACGTTCCTGATACTTTAGGTTGGAACGCTTGGGCTGGAGGTTTTGGTAGAGAATATATCGGCGGTTACGATTCATATATATTATATCAAGAGGAAATAGGTGCTAGTGCTGGATTTTTAGGTATGTCTGACAATTCTACAAGATATGGAGAATACGACAAGTTTGACATACAGACGCTTATGTTTCCAGTACATTCAGATTTTCCGACCAACATTGTAGACGCAGACAACAATCAAGCCGTGCCATACCCTGTATTTAAAAAATACTTAAACTCAGGGTTTCTTAATTTAATAGAACTTTATCCTTTTGACTTACCTGATGATCCAACCGGAGGGCATATACTCTACACTGGAGGCCCAATAGCTCAAGTAGGTGGTTATTCTTGGGATGGTGCGCAGTATAACAACAGTGTAGATGATCCAGGAGATTTAGACTTGTTTTTTCAGTACAGAGGAACAGGTGGTATTAGAGGCGCTAACGCAGCATCCGACAACACTGAAGTGCTTCAATACTTTAGTCCTGGTGGAAGTTATTCAGGTGACGCAAATCCTGAAGGTGATATTTTCTATCAATTCAACACAATGTCAGGTCCATTAACGCCTAACAGTCACCCTGTAGACAAAGCTTATCATTTAGGTGGATTATTTTCTCAAGTTAATTTATCTGGACCTTTAGATAATATTGCTGCTATTAATGAATATTGGGGTATTGGAAACCCTGCGGGTATGGAAAGCTATCTTCATAATGGTAGAATAGAACAAAATGAAAATGGAGCTTTTAGACCTACTGGCCCAGGTAGATTTGTAGTGCAGCCGCACGGCTTTCAAGTAGGAGATATAATTGTGCTAGAAGGACAAGGTAACGTTAGAAACAGTAAAGCTGTTGGTCAATATACTGACGTTGATTATTCTCAAGGAGGGCCAAACGCTTACAGTACAGACCATTCAATACTTGATAGCGGCAACCCATTAGTTGGCGGTGGTGGTGGTCAAGATCTCGGCGTAATGTATTACGAAGGTACAAATTTAGCAAGGTATGCTACTAGAAGGCACGATGGTTTTGCTGATAGAGTTAGAGCAAGAATAGAAAAAATTGAGCACATAAACATGCGACCTAATGGTGGTGGCGCTGTAGTAAACGGAGTGTTTGATGAAAACGGTTGGAAAGATAACTTAGGCAACTATTACAACGACTTAACGCAAAAGTTTATATTTTTAAACAACAAGTTAGTTAATGGAACTTTTAATGATGGAACTAACCCTGCAGGTGAGGTTGTAGTAGGTGTTGACGGTAATAATATAAACTTGCCGCCAAGCTTTTTCTCGACAACTCATCATTTTAGTCAATACGTTGTTACTATTAGAATAATAGAAAATAACGCTAAAAAACCATTAGATCCAACACTTAGATGTGATTTGAGTAGAAATTTTTTAAGAAAAGGTGGAGGTGGAACTTTACAAACTATAGGTCAAGGTGATCACACTAAAAACGCAGCTTTACTTCCTGAAGATGCTCAAAACAGAAAGTCACCTTATTTTACGGCTCCTCAAGGTTGGGGTCACGAAGGCTTAACACCAGACGGAGACTATAGGTATTATGGTCCACCACTTCCTCAAGTTTGGTCTGTAGGTTTAGAGTCTGAAGTAGATAACAGCGATAGGCTTAGTGATGAAAGAGCTTTAAGAGAAGCTATGTTAAGATTTTCTTATAGATACCAGTATGAAGATAATGAGTATTCTGGTTTAGCTCCTTTTACAACTGTTATTTGGAGAACATTAAATCAAAAAATTGATTGGCCAAACTTTTATATATCTTTAATTAACGAAATAAAATCACTTAGATTAATAGACTGGGCACCTAAAAATATACCTCATGATGTTAAGGCGGTAGAGCTTTTAGTTAAAAGTGAAGAAGCAACAAATATATATGCTGTAAAAAAATACGACTTTAGAGACGGTGAGTTTAATCTACCAGCTAACGGATCTTATACTGGATTACATCCGTTTAACGCTAACACTTTAGGTTTAACAATAGATCCTAACCAAATGTTAAGGCCTTTCGACTCAGTTCCAAGAAATGCTAAAGCTCAAGAAGTTACAGCTAATAGAGTTGTGTATGGAAATTATTTGAAAGATTACAACTTAGTTGAAAACGCAATTACAAACGAAGATCTTGGACAAATCATAGCATCAAGCGATGTTAAAGTTAATCTTGAAGTTGGACTATACACTTATGTAAACCAAATACAAGCAGAAATTTTAGGTCCTGATGGAAGTCCAGTGTCTGTAGGTATTAGTTCAGACGATGGTGTAATAGAATTATTTGAAGACATATACTCAGGTGTTAATCCTAATTTTGGAATACCACAAGAATCTATAAAGTCTTTTAGATCTTATCAAGTTGGTATTGTTTATAGAGATGAGCTTGGTAGAGAAACACCTGTATTAACCAACAGGCAAGCTGTTATAAAGGTAGGTCCAGAAGACGCTAATAAAACACAAAGGCTAACTGTATCTGTTAAAAACCCACATCCTAGTTGGGCTAAGTCTTATAAGTTCTTCGTTAAAGATACATCGTTAGACTATCACGTTTTACCGTTAGAGCAAGTTTTGCATTTTATAGAAGATAGTACTGTAGATGAAACTAGTATTGAAGAAATAAACGCTAGTATATCAGAAGGGGCTAACAGTGTATTAATATTTAGCTCTGATCATAGAAATAAAGTTCAAGAAGGTGATGTATTAGTTCAAAAAAGAGCTCATAGAAGATCTGGTCCTCCAGATCCAGCGCTTTCAAACATGACAAACTTTTATGAGCCTGATAATTTAACTTTAGAGTATATTGTTCAAAGAATAACAAATGAGCCACCACCACAGCTTTTAGTAGACACCGATGGAGGAGATGTTTCTGACGAGGTAGCTCAGTTTGAAGGTAAGTTTTTTGTTTATGTTAAAACAGACAGACCTTTAATAGTAAATAATGACATAGGTCCGCTGCCTGGCCCTAACACAGCTAAAACTCAAGGTGTATTTGAAACAAGGCCTAAACCTAATTACGATACGGATTTATATTACGAAGCTTCACAAGCTTATCCTATTGTACTAGACGACGATACTGACGAGCAGTTTGTTAAAGTTGGGCGTATGGTTGAAGCTTATTATTATTCAACTTTAGTACCTGGTCCTGGCGGTTCTTTAAGTTTAAATAGTAATGTTCAGGCTGGTGATACATTTTTCCCACAACTATACACTAGCGACGTAGACGGTGATGGCGCCGTTAGCATTTTAGATGAAGTAGATTTAACGCCTATAGTAGTTACAGGTGTTAGAACCAACGTTGGTAGACATAGTATAAACGATGATATTTTTACAGAGTTAACATTAGATCAAGCTGTTACTATAACTGTTCCACCAGCTCCTGACCATGTAGTATTAAAAATTCAAGAATACAGAGGCGGAAGATTAAACGTTGGAGAGCACGTATATGTTACTGTTGCTCAAAGCGTTGTTAACAGTAATACTATACTCGTTAAAAGACATACTCATTTATCTAACTTTAGATTGGTAAATGATTTAGTTCTACCTATAGCTTTGCCTTATTACAATTGTTTCTGCTTTGGTAATGGTATAGAAATATCTACAGCTAACAACAGTTTTAATGGAGCTAGAATACAAAAAGGTGTAAAAGCTTCTAGTATATATGATGATTATGCTGAAGTTAAGGTTGGTGAAGGTTTAATTTTCTCAGGAATATACAACTCTTACAGTAATTTTAATGAGACCAATCAGTTTATAGAAGCTTTAGGTATAACTAAAAGGTTTAATCCTGATCACGGTACAGTACAAAAACTATTTTCTCGAGCTAACGACTTAATTGTTCTTTGTGAAGATAAGATTCTAAAAGTTTTATCTAATAAAGACGCTATATTTAAAGCTGACTCAAATCCAGAGCTACTAGCTACAAATAGGGTTTTAGGACAGTCTATTGCTTTTGATGGAGAATACGGTATATCAAATAATCCAGAATCTTTTGCTCATTACGGTTTTAGATCTTATTTTACAGACGCTAAGCGAGGCGTTGTTATAAGATTATCAAAAGATGGTATGACATTAATATCTGATGAAGGTATGGACTCGTACTTTAAAGAATATTTAACTGAAGCTAGAGAAGGTGAAGATTATCTTTTCGGTAGCTACGATATTGATAAAGGCGAGTATTTAATATCTAGTCAAACGTTTAAAGCTTTAGATATTGAAGATCCAATAAACGAAGGTCTTGTTATTGCTTGGGACGAAAGTCTAGACACTTGGACTAGTTTTCATACATATTATGCTAGTGCACAAGGTTATAGTTTGAAAAATCAATATTTCAGTCACTTAAACGCAAGAACTTATCACCACGACAACGAAGGCGCTGCTTATGGTTATCATGTTGGTTATCATCAAGGAAATTATACTGGTCAAGAGCCACGAGTTGCTTTGATATATAACGAGTCACCTGGAATAGTAAAAGACTTTACTTATATTAACTACGAAGGATCTCAAGCTAAAATTATACCTAATTCAAACGACAGGGTTTTATCAACAAACTTAGCGCATGATGGATGGTGGGTTAGTGATGCTAGAACAGATCTAGAAGTAGGTATGTCAATCAATTTCAAAAACAAAGAAAATAAGTGGCATAATAATTTCATGCATAAATCAAACGCTGTAGCGTTAAACGCGGAAGAAGCTAATAAAAAACTAAACGTATCTTTAGGAAATCCTATTAGTATTACACCGCATCCTGACGGTAGTCAAAGATTAGTGATAACTTTTGATTATGGGGTTATAGATTTATCTTCTATACAGTCGCTTATGGAGTTAAGAATTACTCGATTTGACCCTGATTCGTTAGACTCAGATGGAGGCGTGAAGATATTCGGCCTAGGAGAATCTATAGGTCAAAACGAAAGTCTTGGTCTTATACAGTCGTTTAATTCTAGACAAATAGTAACTGACTTAACACTAGGTGTTGGAAACTTTGCGAACGTTACAACTAACACAGATTATGTAACTGGTAGTCCTATATTTAATCCTAACAGTCTTCTTGAGATTGTGATTACTTCAACGTCTAGCCCAGTTGAACATTCAAGCGTTAAAGGTTACTACGCAAGAGTTGTATGGAGAAACAATGACTTCAATAATAAATCTGAGCTGTTTTCAGCAGCGCTAAACGCTATAGAAAGCAGTAAATAGATGTAATAATAATATAATAAAAGAATAAAATGAGTTACGGAGAATTAAAAAGTCCTTTAAAGAACACTTTTACAGATATTCTAGGTGGAGCAGTGTCAGGTGCGGCTAGCGGAGCAGCGGCTGGACCTGTTGGCGCTATTGGTGGAGCAATCATTGGTGGTCTTGGTGGGTATATGACCGGTAAAGAAAACGACATAATCGATGAAAATTTAGCTCAACAACAAGCTGAATTTCAAAGTCAATTAGACGCTTTTACTAGCGCAGAAATATCAAATCCTTTTGCTGGTATGACTAACGCTTTTGAAGGTCTTGAAAATCCGTTATCAAAAATATCTACAGAGAACAAGTATGAAGACTTGACTGTTAATTTAAAATCTGCAGATTATCAAAGGCAAATGGCTGAGGAGTCACAAGCGGCTGTGCTACAAAGTGCTAGAGCTAGTGCTGGTGGTGCTGCTGGTATAGCTAGTATTGCTGGACTTTTAGCTAAACAAAACGCGCAAGTTAGACAACAAATAGCCGCAGACATTGGTAGTCAAGAAGCTCAAAACGAAAGATTAAAAGCTCAAGGCGCTGAACAAGCTAGACAGGCTGAGTTTAAAATTGCTGATGCACAAAGACAAATTGATTTTGCTAGAGGTAAAGCTGGTATGGATATTCAAAAGCTAGAAGCTAAAGGCGCTATGAGCGTACAACAAATGCAAGCAGAAAGAGAAGCTTTAGCTTTAGGCTTTTCTGCTCAACAATTAGCCGGGCAAACTGAAACGGCTCAAGCGCAGCAAGAAGCAAACAGTGACTTGTTTAGCAATATTTTAAGCGCTGCACCAACAATTATAAATGCTTTTAGCGGTACTGGTAATAGCACAGGAAATACTACAACTCAATTTGCGGATCTTAGCAATTTAAGTATAACCACGCCTAGCTCTAACTTAAGTTTAGGGAATAATTAAATAATAGACATGTCATTAAATTTTTTACAAAAATCATTAACAAGGCTGAACGACGCTCAAACTAAGTACAACACTGCTAGGAGTACTGAGTTCGTGAAGTACATTAATAAAAGTGTTACAGATTTATCTGAAGTTGCTTCTCAAGCTTTAGAAAATACTGAAGCTGCTTATAATAAATACTTGCAAGAGTCAAACCAACCTGTATCTAATGAAATAAAAGATTTACAAAACTACGCTAAAGATTTATCTAAAAAGCCTTTAAATCTTGATCTTGCAAATAGCCCAGCAGTAAACGCTACATTAACTGAAGAAATAGAAAAAGACAACGAAGAAGCTTATAGATTAATTAAAAGATCTGAAAGTCCTTTTGTAGGCAAAAATAAAAAGCTGCAAGAGGTTAATCAGCTGGCTTCCATAAAAGATAAGTTTAAGCTTTACAAAAGAGATAAAGATCATATTAATACACTTTATTCTAATGCTATAGCTAATCAAAAAAATCCAGATCCTAATCCAACTAGACTGGAGCAGCTAGTACACACGCAGCTATTAGACGGCAGCTTTAAAAACCATGTAGTTTGGAATCCTGTAATAAATGGTGAAAAACAAGTTGGCGGATATTACAAAGATGGTGAAAAGCTTATTAGCTTACCAGAGCTACAATCTACAAAGCAAGTAGACTTAAAGTTTGAAACTCAACTATCAGAATTTGTTAACGATGCTAGGAAGCTTGGTGCTAGTGGTAAGTGGAATGAAGACTCAAGAAGAGAAGTTATTAGCGGTATGATGAACTTAGCTAAATCAGATCCTGAAAAATTAAGACCTGTTATATTCGGCGGTTTTACAGCTGATAGAACAGAAGGTTCGGAATCAGCTTACGCTACAGTATGGTTAGACAAACTATTAGCGGATAACGGTTTAACAGCTACAACGCCTGCGCAAAAAGACGAAATGCTAGACGTTTTAAAAAACGAAGATTTAACAGACGCTTTCTTAGGATATTTTACAGATTTTATAGACAACAATGCTAAAATAGCTATGGCTGCTAACAAGCAAAAGCCAAACGTAGGAAAAGGCGGAACTAAGCCAGGCTTTTCTTTTGTAAACGAAGTAAACGCTTTTGTAGAGTCTTACAACGAAAAAGGC